ATTTTAACTTTGTCTCCAATTCTAACTGTAGTTTCAAAGTTTTGTCCTGAGTCAACTATTTGACCTGTGCTTGTAGCAGTTGTTGTTCCACTATCTACTGCAGTGGTAATAGGAAGTTTTAATAATTTTACCATTTTTATATTTTTAATTGGTTAATAAAAAACACTAATTAATTAATTAGCGACTAACCCTACAAAGATACAATTATTATAATAAAGATTCTAAGTGCTTAAGTACCTCTACACCATCATCACTCTTGAGGTAAGACACAACCAAATCATTAGCATCCTGTCCAAAAGGAACATTCAGCATTTTAGTTTTATTGGTAGCAGTATTAAACCAAACTTCCTTTCCACTTTTTCTGTAAGCTAAGATTCCTTCAGAAAAGAATCTCTCAACTGTACCCATAATTTTTAATTCAGGGTCATTAACTACATCTAAAAAGTCTTCAGGGTTTGTTTTAGCAAATACTAATACATCTCTTTTTAATTCAGCAGTAGACATTGTAGCTACATTTGAACCAAATAAAACTCTACAGATGTTTTCTAATTGCTCAATAGATAATTTTTTAGCTTCTACTAATGCATCAGCTTCAATCATTAAGTCTTCTATTTCTTCAGAAGCATCTTTTGCTTTATCTACCTCTACAAATGTTTTACCATTTAAAGGATGATAATGTAAAAATTGTTGTAATACTTGATTGGTTTTGTTAACGTGAAGAAATCCTTCCTCAAATATAACAGGTTCCAAAATTGCATTCCCATCTTGCTCATCCACAAATGGAGACTTTTGGTTTCTTGCATATCTAAGTTCTCTGTTTATACCTTCGCTATCATCAAAGTGTAATAAAGGAAATCTTGAAGAATGTTTTGTTGGTAGCATATAAGATAAAGGTGCTACTGCCTTCTTTAGTTTGTAGTTCTTATCTACAAACGCTTTGTTTTGCTTTTTTGCCATTTTATATAATTTAATTTGATTTAAAAAAAGGAGAGTGTCTTCAAAGACACTCCCCCATTATTTATACTCTTATGCCGTTTGGAATAAGAAGAAGTTGTTTGCACCTAAAGTACATACTGCTCTTTCAGATAAGAAGTGAACCTCCATTGCATCTAAGCTTGAAGTTTCAGCACCACCTGCAGAACCTGTAATCCAAGACTTGTAACGTCTGTCTTCTGTTTCAGAAGCTCTATATCTAACGTGCAAGAATGGTCTCTTAGCGTTCTTACCTAAGATTTGGTCATATACAGAAGTTGAACCTGCAGGAACTAATAGTCCGTTGATTTCTCCTGAACCTAAACCACCTCTCATAGTTGGGTCGTTTAAGTATTTCCAATCAGATTTGTAGAAGTCATAACCTCTTCTAAATCCTGTGAATCCTAAGTTAAGTGCCATTTCTTTCTCATTGTCAAATAGACCATAAGAAACACCACCTGCAGCATTAGAAGATTGCTTAGAAAGCATATCATCAATATCGAAACCGAAATCTCTATTAACGAATACTACGTTCTCTTCAATCGCACCTTGCTTATCAAGTCTTGAAATGATAGAATCCCACTCAGCTAAAGTAGTTGGATTACCACCACCCCATACGTTTCCTCTCTGTCCTACAACGTAGAAGATTCCTTCAGAACCTTTGTCTCCAACATTGTCAGCAGTAGTTTGTGTTTTCACACCACCATTTGCTTCAGCAGGAACTGCTTCAATCATTGAAGTCTCAAGGTAGTCATCAAATCTTAACCTTGTTTCGTGCTCAGATTTTAAATACCAAAGGTATCCTGAAGCTCCATTCTCAGTAGTTACTTCAATCCATCCGATTTGTGCCATATCAGAACCTGATACTTGGTACTTATCTTTGATGATAATTGGAGAGTTCTCGTAAATGAAATCATCAGCTTCTAAAGAATTAGCCATTCCTTCAGTTCCTTTTTTAAATTCAGAACCATAAATGAATACTGTAAATTCTTTACCTGCACCTGCAACCGGTAAACCTGAAGCAGCATAGAAAGCAACTTTAAATTTACTGTTAGCATAATCAACTTCGATAACGATACCTTTTTCAGCACCACCACCTGCGTTGTCAGAAACGTGAACTGTTTGTCCAACTCTAATTGCAATACCACTGTTAGCACCAAAAGCACTTGCAGTAGAAATACCTGCGTTAGGGTCATCTCCTACAGTAAATTCTGCTTCATCAGCATTAATTAATGCAGCAGTTGTACATTTCTTATATTTAGTATGTAATCTTCCTTGCTCTGCCCATTTGATTAAGTCAGAGTTAGAAGGCATTTCAGCTCCCACCATTCTTAAGAATGAAGAGATTGTTCTATTACCATATCTTTCAAACTCTTTTTCATAAGTATCAGGTAGATACTGATTCATAAAGTCGAAATTAGTAATGTAGTTTGTTTTCAACGGCACTCTCTGAGCACTTGGTTGTAAATCAAAACCGGGTGTAGTATTAACTTGTCCAGCCATTTTTTCTAATTTTTAAGTTTTGTTATTAATTATTTATTTTCTTTTTCTAATCTTTAAACCACGACCTGAGTCGGAATCTAAAGCTTTAATTTGCATCCCACTATTTGTTTTAGTTACTTCAGGAGCAGTGCGAGTATCCATCTTTATATTTTTTAACTCACGCATAGTTTCATCTGCAGCAGCAGACTTCCCTTGCTCATAAAAAAACTTAGCAAACTTTTCAGGATGCATCGCCATTGCTAATGACTTGTGATAACCTGCTGCATCTACCATAACCCCATCATCATCTAAGAACTTATCAACGAAGTTCTGTGGATTAAGTTGAGACTTCTTCAATTCAGCAGAATCACCGGGTGAAAAATAAACTTTGTTGTCATCTAACGTAAACTCAAAACCTTTGAACTCACTAAACACATCGTCAGTTTTCTTGTGGAATACCTCATTCTTACGTTTGAGACCTTCCTGTGATGTCTTTGCTTCGGCTATATATTTACGATAACCTTCAATTTCTTCTTCGCTATATTCCGAACTCGATTCCCTGCTCGACTCAAGAGGTACTCGGTATTGTTCTTGTTGTTGCTCAAAGTAATCTTTGGCTTTCGCAATAGTCTTTTTCTTTGCTAACTTTATTTTCTTAATGGCTTTATCATCATCTATATCTTCATCATATTGATAATCTTCCATTAAGTCTTCAATATCATCTGCATCTAAACCTTTTTCAGTTGCAGATAAATATTCTCTTAGCAATGTATCAGGTTCCATTTCATCATAATTCTTTTGCAGTTTTGCAAAGTCACTGAATCCTCTACCTGTTTCTTTTTTATATTGTAGATACTTTGAAACATCTTCAGGTAAAGGTTCTTCCTCTCTCTGTTGATTTAATTCATCGAAAGATTTTATTTCTCTTCCGTATCTATCTCCAATATATCGAAGAACTTCTTCTTCGTTTAATTCTTTTTTCTCAAGAGTAACTTCCTCTTTAGGAGTTTCAACTTTTGTTTCTGTCTGAACTTCTACTTCAACCTTTGGAGTCTCAGTTGTTTCAGGTTTTGCATCCTCGAACTTATTCTCGTGCTTTTCAAGCAATTCTTGTTCGACTTGTTGTGTTGATTTTTCCTCAACATTTGTTACTTCTCTTACTTTAATTTCCATTTGATTTTATTTATATTACAAAGTTACACAAAATTTATTAATGTTTTAGACAGTATTAACGAGGGTTAAATTCAGAGAAATTAAACCCATCTAAACTATCTTCATTAGATTCAAAATTCAAAGGTGGTAAATTATTTTTCCTTTGATTTATTAATTTTGATTGTTCACTATTAGCTTGACTAATTCTTTGAGACTTAGCATCTTCTTTCATTTTATCTCTTGATGTAATACCTGCTTGATTTAATTGTGCTAACTGCATATTTAATTGGAACTCTTTATCCATTAACTGTGCTTTTAACATAGCTTCATTTTTCATCTTCTCTATTTCAAAAGATATATCTGCTTGTCTGTATTGCATCTTAGCTTGCATTTCCATCTGAGTTTTAGCTTGAGCAGCTTGCATTGCCATTTCTTGAGACTTCAATTGTTGTTGAGCTTGCATAGCTTGTTTCTGCATTGCCATCTTCTCTTCTCTTTCTTGCTTAGATTTTCTTTTAAGTTTTAAAAGTTGATTAGCAAGTTTGATATTTTTAATCTCTCTTATGTCAATTGCATCTTCAAGGTTAATATCTCCTTTACTTAATGCCATTTGAATATTAGCTTCTAATTGTTGTTTTTGCTCTTCATCAGGAGCTAACTCAAGGAATATACCAAAGTCATAAATATATAATTCACTAATCTCATTTAAGATAGCTACATTGTATTTACCTATTTGGTTTATAAACTCTTCTTTAAAGTCAGAGTATTGTAATATATCTGCAACTCTATAAGTCATAGCTTCTGCTAAACTCTTAGCTATAAATAGACTACCATTTAATATATGTCTTGTTGCTACATTAGAATTTAAAGCAGCTAACTTCTGAAGACCAACTAATGAGTTAGGGTCAGGAGAGCTACCATCTCTTGCTTCATTTAATCCTGTTACAGTTCTAATTTGGTTTAAGTAATGGTTATAATTACTTATAAGCATTTGTGCTTTTGCTGCTCCTGAACTTGATTGAAGTTCTCTAATTGGAGTTCTTGCTTGATTGAAGTCTCCATCTTGTGTGTAACTTCTACCAATAACGGAACCTGTTTGAAAGTATAACCTTAAAGCATCTTCAGGATTATAAGCATTTCCTGTTCCTAAGTCTACTTCATTTAATCCATCTGCATCAATAAATACACCATCTGGAACAACCTTAGAAACAACTTGCTGAATCTTTAAATGTGATATTTGAATTAAGTCTGCAAAAGGAATCATTCTTCTAACTAAAGACTCTAAAGTTCCTTTGTACATTCTTGGAGCACACGCTACATAGTTAGGCATAGCAAATTGATTAGCAGAATT